TGCCTGAAATATATGACAGTTATTATGACTGTATACATTCGGGTTATGTAGAAAGTATTGAAAAAATGGAAAAAATAGGTTCTGAAGAGGTTAATAAATCTAAAACTTTTATTAAGTTTTATTGTCAGCCTGTTAAAAAAGGGGAGACCACATAATTTGACATGCGTCAATTACTGTGGTAGGGGAAGAAATCTCTTCACCACAATAACCTATTTTAAAGATTCTCTTTAGGATAGGTTTACTCATTTTGTTCGTTGTTCCATTTCACCAACAACAGGATTATAAATAAATAAATTGTGCATATCAATCCTAAACTTATAAGAATCATTTCCTTTTTCCCGTCGGTGCTTTTTTTCCATAAATTTTTTCATAGATTCTTTTATATCTTTCAGTTCTTGGAGTAGTTTTACCATAAAAAGTTGTGGGTCCTTCCCACGCTCTTCTCATGGATTTTTTCCCAGCAGCTTTACATTTTTCGTATTCACTCATTTTTTATATCCTGTTCCTTTTTTTCTACCACACCATCTTTTATTCCATGCCCATGCATTAAGTTTGGAACTATAGTGTTCTACAATACTGTAAAAATAATCTATCATTTTTTGATTCATTAAACGCATGGAAGAAGATTAGGTGTACTAATTAAATTTTTTACAACAGCAGTAGTAGTTGCCAATACCTGTTTCCTTAATTTTTCGACCTTTTTTCTTAATACTTTCCTTTTATCTTGATTAGCTTCTTTTTTAAGATCAAGATATAAACGATAGTATTCTATCCATTTTAATTGTCGGTGAGTAAATGTAATGTGTCCTTCTCTGACAGCTCTAAAATATTGTTCTTTAACTATTTCAGGGTCCCATCCTGATTGCCAACATATCCAATTGAAGTCTTGGTTCTCTTTAGTGATCCATTGATGGGCTTCCATTTTATGAATGCTTGATTTTCTATCCGACTGTAAAATTCGGGCATCTTCTACAGCATTTAATAATACATGACGCCATAATCTCTGTTCAGAGCAATGATGATTGTGAGAAATTAAAGATTCGGCTATTTCAATGCCCATAAGTTTTAATAAGGTTGGTGAATAGTTCACGATAATGGTATTTAACCTCCGGTGCTATGTTTAACCCAGAAGCGACCTGGTATTGTTTTTCCACATCTTCAATCATCCTGTGGATTTGTGCGCCTGACCATTTTTCCTTTCGTGGTACTATCAAAAGATTAAGATTATTTTCAAAGATATTCATAGATGAATTATAACTTAGCATCATCATCTTTCCTACTCTTGAGCAGCTTGAGTTTTACTACATTATTAGTATGTTTTTTCTTCGTATGAAATTTATATAGATCATCTGCATCTGTTAGCATTTGTGGATCAAACTCTGGTTTATAGCCAAAGCATACTCCATTATGTAATGCAAACATTACACTTGTGATTTTATCATAATCTGATTTTTTTAAATTGGCCGCAAGGATGACTAGAGCTTTGGTGTACTCAGTGATACCATCCTTCGATTTCGCCATCAATATATCCTTCTACATATCTCATAATATTTAAAAATAATTGATTGTTGATCCGTGGGCCGTGATCTTTGTGTCCTGAACCATCGCAGTGGATGCAAGTTCCAGTATTACCGCCTGTACCTCTTATGTATCCGTTTCCTTTACAAAAAGTACAAATCTCATACTTAATTTCCTTCTTACTCATTTTTCACCTTTCTTGCAAGTACATTTGATATAACTCTACCATCAGGTAATCTTACCCTATCCTTCCACTTACAATCAATGACATAAGTTTTTTCTGATGTAGCAATTTTAAATTGAATTCCCCAGGGCTTATCTTCCCTCCAATAGTTCTGAAAATCCTTGATTTCTGTATGTAAATTAAGCTTTTTTGCCATTCTTCTTTCTCATCTACCTCCTTTACAGAATGTATCTAATAAATCTTGTTCTTCTTTTTTTTTTAATTTATTGCGAGTTTCGTTATACTTTTCCCAACTTCCATTTAATTCATCTATTTCTTTTCTTAATTGAACATTAAGTTTTATAAGATCTTGATTAACACCCTTTTTAAAAACCAACCTCCATAGCCAGGAACGGGTAATTGAAACTATTGTAAAAATTGCAGCAATTCCTAAACTGTCAAATATTGAGGGATGTAGATCAAAGAGCGGAAAAATTAGCAACTGTATTAAAATTGCCAGAATAAATCCAGAGCCTACATCAATTAAGCTTTCAATTAAACTTCTCATATACACCTCCTTAATTTATTAGTTTTCGCCATGATATGAATAAAGATTTAATTGCACTTAAACATTCTTCAAATTTTGATTCGGGATCATCTAACTTGATTCGGTTTCGCTCAGCCCCATTAACCAAAAATACTAATTCTTGAGTCTTATGATAAAACCTGACACAAAATTCATCATATCCTGTTTCTTTAAAAATTTTTAAGTTCTCCAAATTATGATACTCTTCTATGTCTTTTGGAGTCATTACCATTTACTACCCCTTGGCTCCATTGAGATATTTCTTTCTAAGGGCCTCAACACTTATCCCTTCCTTCTTAGCTATGTGTTTCATGTAATCATTTACCAGTTTAGAAATCATCCCTGCGGGTGCACGGAATTTTTCTTTACACATTCCTTTCAATAGCTTGTAGTCATCTATCTTTACAGCTACGCTTTTCCATTTATTAATGTCCATTTTTATCCTTGTTATTATTGTTTAAGTCGTCTTTCATCTCCTGCAAGCCGGCTAAAACTTGTTTTCTAATTTTTTCAAGTTTATTAACTTGAAGTGTTTTAACTGTTAGTTCGTCATTCGCTGTTCCTAGGTCCGTGTGTAATTGTTTAATTGTACTTCCTGCTTTTCTTAATTGATCCTGGAGATATCCTTTTTGTTTTTGCAGAGCCTCGATTTCTTGTCGCTGTTCGGCCAGCAGCTTTAGAGACTCTGCATGATGTTTTTTTTCTTGAGTTATGTCATTTTCAGTATCCTCCATTTTTTTCTGTAAATTTTTTAATTCTGCTACCATTGGATCATACATATTAAAATACCCACGCTATAAAGTTGTTTAGTAATGTTGCTGCTGCAACACCAATTATAAATCCAGCTATACCACAAACAATTTCTGTTCTGTAATAAAAAGAATTTATACATAAATCTTTTAAAAATTTTTTAATAGAAAATTCCATAAATCATATATCCTATAAGTAATAAAAATAATTTTGGACTTAATAACATACCAAGTGCAAATATTATCATTAATGCGTTTTTAATTTCCCTTTCCATCTTTTTTTCCTTTCTCTAATTTTTGTATTGCTTCATTAATTTTATTTTGATTTATAAAGTCTTCTTTTGGTTTTTGATTTTCTTTATCTAAGTGATCTAACAGATCACCCATTTTACCTAGATCAGTGTGTGCCTGGTCTATTATTTTTTTTGGAGTTTTTGGATTCTGTAAAAACTTTGCAATTATTAAAAGAGTTTCCTTGAATGTAGGAATCTCTTTACCACACGCATAACAACCGTATTTATTTTCCATTTCCTTCCCTTCTTGTTGCCAATTCATCATACACTAAATCATTAGCTAGTGTGGTATGAATCGGATTTATTTCTTTGTTCTCTTTTGTTGTAATTTTTAATTCTTTAAGACTATCTTTATAGTCATCAAATCTAATTGAATCCTCCAATGGAGTACCATCAACATCATGAGAAGGTATCCTACTTAATTGTTCATCTACCTGTTCTATGATATTATGCCATAAAGAACTTTTACTTTTTATTTTCATAGTTCTTATATATATGGGAGATAATATAAAGTCAAGATGAAATTTGTCCTGAGCATGATTATTTGTAGCTCTGTTTTTCAGCAGTGTTTACCCCCTCATCCAATGCCTGATTTATACAACTCTCACTATGAGTGTCTGATTTCAGGGTATAATGAGTCCATTAAAAAAGCTAAGGAAATAGGGCCTCAAGAAGTTAATAAATATGGTACTATTATCAAATTCATGTGTATTGATGAAGCCCTGCTATTACCTCAGCCCAAACCAGGACTAGAATCTTAATTGACTTTGTGGCCGAATTTTGGTAGCGCTAGGCTATGAAGGAAGCTGTACTTTATGTGCTATTGGGTAGTATGTGTTGGGCCGTGGAAAGTGATCCAGGCTTAATAGGTGGAGAAAAATGCAGTAATATCTACGAATATGAGAAATCACGCCATACAAGCCTTGAGAGCTGTCTTCACAGAGCTGACTACCTTGGTACCCAAATACAGCTAAATCTTAAAAATAGAGGGTCCTACGCCACAGAAATGACTATTAATTGTATTCCTTCAGACTATTCTATGACCCACAGCATAGCATGGAAATAGTATTGACAAACAACCCTACGGTGTCTTATATTAACTTATGAAGCTATATCGCATCCAAGCTTTCGTAAATGGCTCCTATTTAAATGGGAATGTGGAAGCTCCGGACGATAAAGCTGCTCTGTTAAAGTTTGCAGAGCTTGTTGAACAAGGACATATTAAAGTAGATACTTCGAACGAACAAAGTTTAAAAGGATTCTACGCAGATAAAGGTGTCCGGCTAACGTACGAGGAGTTTACCAATGGCGTTACAAATGATGGTACAAGAGAAGCTAAACTTAGAGCACAAATGGGCTCGGTTGGCTACTACGGGTCAACAGGACGAGATGAAAGTGGCCTCATTTCGAATAAAAGACCTGAAGACACAGATAGAAATTAAAGTGGAACAGGAACAGAAACCTAGTATAGCTAGTTAGATACAGGGGCTACTTTAATTCCTTCCTTAAAAAGGGGTAAAACCTTAAGGGTATACTCGCGCATATCTTTTTCAAACAAGAATGACATATCAAATATATCCGGGTGTTTCTCATCACACTTACCATTTAAAGCTTTTAAAAAATTTTCTTCATCTACATTTTTAGCTTTATAAACTAACGCATACTGAGCTATACCCTTAAAGTATTTTAATCGTTTAGCTCCATCAATTAATAAATTATTTTCATCAATTACAATAGGAGTAAGCATTCCATTTTGTGCAAAATGTTTTTTCTCTTCTTCACTTATATTAATTACAACATTAGGAACCATTATAATTTTATCTAAATTAATATGGGCTACTCGTGTTTTAAATAGTTGATACCAAGGGTGAACCGTGGTCGTTGATCCTTGAGTCGTGGTTAATAATTCAGCCATTGGCTACCTCGTGAAATTTAAGTTGTCTTCTTTTAGATAGGTAAGGTAACATTGTTCTTAAAATATCTAAAGCTTTTTCTTTCTTAGTTACTCTCCAGCTGTACATTAATTTATGTTTAGGGTCTTTTGGCTGCCTAGAATAGATAGCTCCCGTTTTAAAAAAAGTTAAAAATCTCAATACTATATCTCCATCGGACATATCTACCGCCACTCTTAATTGTCTTGTTTTATTCTTACCCTTTGACCATATACCAAAGGTTCCTTCTCCATCAAATACACCAGCTAAATATCCTAATTCATCATTTGGCATTTCCCCAGGAATCTCCTAATTTTTTATCTACCACAAAGGGTACTTTAAATTCGATACATCCTTCCATTATTTTCTTGATTTCTTCTGCCATTGATTCGTCTTTCACATTAAAACATAGTTCATCATGGATCTGTAAGATAGGTAGAAAGCCTGCGTCTGCACATGCTAACATTGCCTGTTTAGTTTGATCGGCTGATGATCCTTGTATTAATCTATTTAAGGCCTTATAGGTATAAGCCCTTTTAATATTGTCTCTTCCATACTTAGCGACTGCATTATCAAATGTTTCTGCAGTATGTAAGCCGAAGTCTCGAGGCTCCCACATATTGAACCTACACTTTCGACCTTTTTTAGTTCTAATAATACCTTTCTCACTTGCGGTTTGCATACATCTATCGGATAATAGCTTCACAAATGGAACCTTATTATTATATTTTGATATTAACTGTGTTGCTTCTTCTTTTGATAATCCAAGAGAATTAGCTAGTTTATTCTTACCCATTCCATACATTAAACCTAATCCAATAGTCTTGGCTTGAGATCTTTCAATCCCTACTAAATCAGCTACAGTTTGGTGAAAGTCTGCACTAGCTTCATGATAAGCCTGGATTAATTCATTACTTCCTTCATAGCCGTCCCCTATAGATGCTGCATAGTGAACCGTCATTCGTGGTTCTTGCTGCGAATAATCAAGGCTGCCCCACTTCCATCCCTCTTCAGGAACAAATAAAGATCTAATCATAGGTCCAAACTCTTTGTTCCTAGCTGGAACCTGCTGCAGGTTAGGATGAGACATTGATAGTCTCCCCGACACAGTTCCGCCATTATCTGATCTCAGTTGATTTATTTCACCGTGTATTCTTCCATCGACCTGGTACTTCATGATAGAAGATAAGAAGGTGTTATGAAATTTATTTATTTCTCTCGCCTTAACAATTAACTTAGCAATTTTATGTTTACAGTTGAACAACCAGTTTTGGGTAAATGATGGCTCGTTTGTTTTTGCAGTCCGTGGGTATTCTATCTTCAACTTATCAAAAGCTATGGCAATCTGGCGTGCTGCCCAAATGTCTATGTCTGTTCCTGATTCTTTTTTTATTGCCATCAACAATTCTTTTTCTTGGTGTCGCATTTTTGTTTGCAGCTGTTGAGCTAATTCCACTTGTACTCTTACCCCTCTTTGACGCATTTTTATAAGCACTGGTAATAAGTTAGACTCTAATTCCCATACTGTTCCTAGACTTTGATGAACAATTTCTTTTTTAAGTTGCTGCCACAGAAGGAACGTGAGTCGTGCATCTTGTTCAGCGTAAAATCCAACATGCTCCGCAGGTAACTTCCACATCTCGGCTTTGGGATCTACACCATGATCTTTAGCTGCTAAGATTAAATCTGTTTCTGCTTTAATCTCCCCCAGGTAATCTTTGGATAAAGCATTTAAAGAATAAGAGAATCTATTTTCATCAACGATAGCTGCAGCTACCATCGTATCAATTATCTCTCCATTAATTTTATAACCTTCCTTTTCTAACCAACCTACATCGTACTGAGCATTATGAAAAATTTTAGTGCAAGGTAAAGCACAAACATCTTTCATATATTTTTGTACTTGTTCCGGTATCATGTTACCACCACCGAAATGTTTAAAGGGATAGTATCCTTGCCAGCCTTCAGTAGCTACTGCAAAACCTATAATGTTTCCATTACCTGTAGCCCATCCTGCCCCCAGGCCAGATGAGATGCCATCGTCTCTAGTTTCTAAATCAATTGCTATTTCTTTTGCGTGTGAAAGATCTTTATATTCTGCAGGACAAGACCAAATATGTTTTTTAAAGTTCATTGATAATTGTAAACTCATGCAGTTTTTACTTCCGCTGTAGTTTCAATCCATACTCTAGCACCACAACTTAAAGGTTTATTAGGTTTATAAACAACTTTACTAGGTCCTAAAATACTAACTTCATGAGCATACGTATTAGACTTACTGGTTTTAATTGTAATAACAGGGTCGTTAGTGCCGTGTTTTTTATTAGCTTTAATCTTATGCATATTTACATGTATTCTTTTAAGTAAACTCATGCGTAGTCTCTCTCTTTAATTATTTCTAGGCAATGAATTGCTTTATCAATGCTTTTTTCTTTTCCTTTAAGCCTATGTCTACAAATATATTTAATAGCTTCTCCTTCTGCCCATTCCAAATGATTTTCTGAAATGAATTGGGCTGGTTCAATTTTAAATCCTTTATAATGAGTTCCATCTACTTGTTTATGTAGACTTGCGTAAGTAGTTCCCTTAAAGAGGGCTTTGTCCGTCATCCTTTTTTTCCTTCCTATTCAATCTTATCTGAGCTTCTTCTGTTATTTTTAATATATCTTTCCACCCAGTTTCTTTTTTTATTTTCTTTATCATATTTTTTAAGTCTTGATAATACTGTTTATCTGGTTTGTTCTTGGACATAAACTAAATAATCTGCTCCCAATGGATAGTTATATTTGTAATCCGTTGTTAACAAATGAATCGTATCTCTAGCACGAGTTGCACCTGTATACCAGACTTTTTTTTCATCAATTTTTTCTTGTTTTGTTTTACTTTTAAAGTTGGATGGAAAATTTCCTTTTCCATATAAGACAACGTGGTTAGCCTCTCCCCCTTTTACTGAATGAATTGTATCAATAATAATCTGGGGGTCTTCATCGAGTTGTTTTTGACCATACCGACGAAGGAGTCTTAAAAAATAAATAATTTGTCGTGGAGTAAAATTTCTTCTTAAAATCCACCACCATTGTTTCTGCTGCGCTTCATCAGGTAGATCTAATCCACACCATTCTTTTAAATCTTTAAAATTATACTCTTTAAAATCAGGTTCATTAATCCAAAATTTAGTAGCTCTGTAGTCTGAACTTTTAAGTTCTCTAATATACTTATACATTTTTTCTGCTTGACGTTTATCTATTTTTTTACCGGAAGATATTCTGGTCCAAGCTTTAATGGCTTCCCATTGAGAGGGATCAAAACATTTATTATTATCATTATCTGAATAATATAATCCTGCATCTTTGGCTACCATTCTTAATTCATTTACTGTGCTATTAATTCTTCCTAAGATGTACCAAGTTCCTTCTAATTGAGAAAAAGGAATCTCCTTAAAATTTAAATATCTTTTTACAAATCCTTTTTTATCTACATGTTCGTAATCTTTTTCTTCACTATCTAGTATACCTCTTCGAATAATTTGGGAGAAATGATGAACTGCTTCTCCAAATCTTTTTGTCTTTCTTAATTTAACTTTTCGTCCTGGAAAGAAAGTTGTAAAATATTTAGGATCAGCACCATTCCATTTATATATTCCTTGGTCATCATCTCCTGCTAAATAAATTCTATCTATCTTATCTGCCATTTTGTAAATGACAGACCATTGTAATGGAGTACAATCCTGAGCTTCATCCAGTATTAATATTTTAAGGGGTGGAAAATTTACTTCATCAATTGCTCTTTCAATCATATCATCAAAATCTATAAAGGATCTTTCCCCTCCAGACTTCTTATAATTTTCATAAGTTTTTATTTTTCTTATAAATACATCTAATGAATCTCTTTTGTATGATTCTCTTTTATAGATGTCAGTTGGGTTGGCTAACATATTTCGGGCTTTACTATAAATAGATAAAGACCAATCCTTATAAGTAAAATTATCATCAGCTAATCTTTTATCACTACTCTTAACAATTTTAGTTTGTAATGCATAATCAATCATACAATCTTTAGGATCAAAAACTTCCTCTTCAAAATATCTTCTGCAATATTTGTGAAGTGTTTTAAATCTTTCAAAATCGTTAGTGTTGTATTTAGGAAAAGCTTTTACTGCTCTTTCCACCGCCGTGTTAACTGCTTTATTAGTAAAAGAAATAAAAGCTATTTCATTTGGATTAACACCTTTTTTTAAATGTCGTTTAAGTACTCTTTCAATAAGTGTGTGGGTTTTACCTGTGCCTGGGGGTCCAAAAATTTTAATCGTTTTGTGGTATAGGCTTTTTAGATTCTGTAGTTCTGAATTTTCCGGTATGGAATTCATCGTCTAGCTCCGTTGTGGTTTTCTTCTTTGTGGTTTGTTTTATCTTAACATGGTTTACAAACTCAGGCATGGTTACATACCATACATTTTGTACCCCTTCAAAATAGTCATGTCTTTGGCAGCCTAATAATTGAAAAGCCTCCATAGTATTTTTAAATTTTTTATTTCCTGGACGCGATAACCAATTATTAAGTGTACTTCTTTTGAAATAACACATATTAGTTGTAGAATCTAAAACTACATATCCATCTTTAAGTTTTTCAAAATCATCTTGTTCAATTGTTTGTTCAAAAAAAGCTTTTAGCACATCATATTTTTCTTCTTCAATAGTATCTGTATATTTAGCTTGCTCATTTTCAATGGCTCTTTTAGTAAGTTCTTGTAACATTAACTCAAACAAGGGGGGACCTTTTCTTTGTCTTGGAAGAGTCATCCAATATAATCCATACTTTAATAATTTAATTCTCCAACATTTCTCATCTCGCATGTCTTCGGGTTCCACCGTGATCCGTTGTTCTTTGTAAGTGAAACTAAAATAAATAGTCTTAGAATCTCGTGTATAAATAATATCTTCGAACTCATCCATAATGTCAGGAACTTGCGGTCCTATCCCTAGCTTACGAAATTTACATAAGTCTTTATTACAAATAGGTGCTAACTCATTATGTTTAGGAGGACATTTATAATGATAGCTACTTTGTTTAACTGATTTAGCTACAGCTTTAGCCTCATTAATACTTAAAGGTTTAAGAAAGCATTGTTTGTTTCTTTGAATAGCTATTTCTTGGAATGTTTTAAGATCTAGATTCCCATCTGTTTTTTTATTTTCCAAAATCATTACATTAAATAAGAAATTATTACGATTGTTAGATGGCCAAGGTTCTGTTATAAGTTTCTGAACACAAGGAGGATAGTGCTGCCAATCAGCTTCA